GTAGTCAGGGTGCAACAGGAGCACAGGGAGCAACCGGTAGTCAAGGAGCAACTGGCGCACAGGGAGCTACCGGTAGTCAGGGAGCAACAGGCGCACAGGGAGCTACCGGTAGTCAAGGAGCAACTGGCGCACAGGGAGCTACCGGTAGTCAGGGAGCAACAGGTGCACAAGGAGCAACAGGAGCTCAAGGCGCAACTGGTGCACAAGGAGCAACAGGAGCTCAAGGAGCACAAGGAGCTCAAGGAGCAACAGGAGCTCAAGGAGCACAAGGAGCAATAGGAGCACAGGGAGCAACCGGCCCAGGATTAGGAACTGCATTACAATTTTATACAGATATCGGAGGTAGGGCATATCTAAGTGGTTCAATTGGAATAAGACAATCTTATTTCTTAGATGCAACGCCCCCAGGTAGTATTATTGGATGGCCTATATTACCGCATGGACTAGGGGCATTTTATAATATATTTGGTGTAAGTATAGGTAACCCAATTGCCAATAATAATACACCTTCATATTCTGTAGTTAGTCCAAATAGTGGAACAATTATAGCTTCATCAGGTCATTATGATGGCACCGCTGTGGTGGTGGGCCCATATAGGTTGTACGCGGCAAATTATACTACATCTGTAACACTGCCCGTCGCTTTGATCGGCACCGGAGTAGGTCAGTGGACGACAACAGGTCTGTCGATTGCTGTTTCAGTTGGTGATGAAATTGGTTTATTTATTCGACAAACAGCATCTGGCCTAGTGCCCCCCCCTGGCGGTCCCGGAAGGGCCTTTATGATAGAAGGATGTATTATATTAATTTAAAAGTATAATGAAAATAGTAAAATTAAATAAAATATAATAATTTATAGGTAAATTATTATATTTAAAATATATATATGACATCAAGATATTTTATAGCATCTAGAGTTGACCCAGATAATAATAATACAGACGAACCACTTGGTTTACGTTATAATACAAGTATTCAAATAGATAATAATGCGAATATTTATTGCAATGATGTAACGTGTAATATTTTAAATTATACTTCTCTTAATCCTCCTATTCCATAAGGAGCAACTTATACTGCTGGTACTGGTGTTACTATTAATGATAGTAATGAAATTAGTATAGGACAATCAGTATCAACAAGCGACAGTCCAAGTTTTAATCAATTATCACTTGGTTATGCTGGATCAAATCAAGGTATAATAAATTTACAAGATGTCACTAATGTCGGAACTGATACAATAGCACAAATAAAGGGTATTGTAGATGGAACAAATGGAGGTAAATTACAAATATTTACAAAAGAAGATGGAGGATCACTTACACCAAAAATGACAATAAATCAAAATGGAGATATAATACATACAGGGGAAATTATAAATACAGGTGATGTAGGTATATCAGCAGGTTCAAATTTAACATTATTTGATGGAACATTAAATTGTTCAGCAGTAAGCACAGTAAGTATAACTACAGCTACTTTAACTTGTAATAGTTCTATTACAGCAGAAACCTTTGGGCCTACATATAAAATATTACCAACTTTAACTGGTAAGATAGGACAGGCAGTAGGTGCAGGTCAGCCTGCAAAAACTCTTGTATATAATAACTCAATTGAAGTTAGAAGTTTAACAATACCATATACTGGTGTATGGTTAATAGATATGTCAATATATTTAGGTAATGCTGGTGCATTAACTGGAGATATAAAATACCCAACAAGTATTAGAATTAATGGAAATGTAACACATAACTTTTATGGAACTAATGTAACTGGAGTTAATGGATGTATAACAAGAAATTTAAATATTAATGATGTAGTTTCATTTAATACATATCTTACAGGAGCTAATGCTTCAAGTATGACCGCATCACAGAGAGTAGTATATGGTACTGGTTACACATTTTTAACTGCTACAAGAATTGCTTAAAAAATAATATTATATATAAAAAAATATTATATAATATTATATAAATGGGTCTTACAATAAATCAGTTTCCAGTCTATGATAATTTAGCTACTATAAATTCAGTATATCTTAATATAAGAGATATAAAATTAAATAAAATAGAAGATGGTTATGAGATTAGTTTTTGGTTTAATATAAAAAAAGATGATAAATTTATATTAGCAGAACAAATCACGAAAACTCAATCATCGCCACATATAAATAATAGTTGGGAGGAAGCATATAATATTATAAAAGTTTATTTAAATGAAAAAAATTTAATATATAGCGATATGGTGTAAATTTTATAAAATTGTAGTCTTAAAGTAAGACGATAAAAGTTATAAAAAGTTTAAAGCGAAACTTGGACGCTTTTTTCTAATAATAAAAATATTATTAAAAATATCATAATAAAAATATTATTAAAAATATAATATTAAAAATAATATTATATTTAATATTATATTTTTATTATGAAATTAAAATATACAAAAGACGATAAAGGTAATGATATATTAACAGATGATATAGAAGGGCATCAAGTAATGATGGAATGGGAAAAGCCATATATGGAAAAAAGTATAAAGGTTTTTAATCCATATGGAAGGGTATTAGAAGTAGGATTTGGTATGGGTTATTCAGCAACAGAAATATGTAAAAATGAAAAAGTAGAAGAGTATACAGTAATAGAATGCAGCCCAGTTGTTTGGGAAAAATTTGAGGAATGGAAAAAAAGACAGAGAGAAGATTTAAAAATTAATCTAGTAAAAGGTAGATGGCAAGATATCCTTCAAACTCTAGATAAATTTGATAGTATATATTTTGATGATTATTATGGAGATGATAATAATGGAAATAATAGATTTACAAAATTTTTATATGAAATATTAAAAAATCATGTAAAAATCGGTACAAAATTATGTTCATATAGTACTTCACAACTAGCTTTACCGCATTTAGAATTTTTAAAGATTGAAAATCATGAATATAAAATAGATGTTCCTTTACATTGTAATTATGCAAGAGGAAATAAAATGTATATACCAATTTTAACTGTTATAGATAAAGTAGATGAAAACTTAAAAGATAAACTTTTTATAAATGATGAAAAAAAGAGAGAAATAAATAGTAAAATAGAAAAAGCGAGAGAATATTATAGTAAACCCAGACCTATATATTGTAATCTATTGATTATAGATAATTTTTATAATAATCCAATGGAAACTAGAAATTATATTTTAACACAAGATTTTTCTGTAAAAGGAAATTATCCTGGACAAAGAACCTTATCATTTGCAAATCAGCATTTAAAAGATATGATACAAGGCTATATTCAGCATTTTGCAGGTAAGATTACTGAATGGTCTGAAGGTGGAGAGAATTATAATGGAGCATTTCAATATACTACTTCACGTGATAGAACATGGATACATACAGATGGATATAATAATTGGGCCGGTGTTTTATATATGACACCAAATGCACCAGTTACATCTGGAACTGGTATATTTAGATTTCGGGATGGTACAAGATTAGAAGAAGAGACAAAAATTAGAGGAAATGATAAATTTGTAAATGATTATAGTCAAGACTATACAAAATGGGAATTAGTTGACCAAGTTGGTAACATATTTAATCGTTTAGTGCTTTTTAATTCAAAACAATTTCATGCAAGCCTAGACTATTTTGGAACATGTAAAGAAGATGGAAGATTATTTCAAGTATTTTTCTTTTCAACAGAGAGATAATTAAATTTATTACTAACTAAATTTAATTATTCTATAAATTTATATTTATTTTCAAAATGCTTTTTGTTTTCAAGTAATCTTTCTCTATGTTCTTTTAAATCTACATCATCTATTATATCTAAAAGTAATTTATATCCTTCTTCGCCTCTGTCTGTCCAATAGCAAGATACACTTAATTCATCTTTTATATATTTTCCATAATTATATTTATTAATAAATAAAATGTATTTTTTGCATACTTCTTGATAATTACAACTTTCTGCTTGTTTCAAATATTTATAACCTAATTCTGTCTTACCATTATCATTTAAGTATTTACCCATAAGATAATATGCTTCTGCTCTATCTTCAATAATTTCAATAGCTTTTTTAATAGTATTTTCTATCTCCTCAATTGGTTTATTAAGATTTATTAAGCATTGTGCTATTGAAACATAAGCAATATATACTTCTTCATTCCATGTAACTTTTAATTTAGTATATAGCGAATACCAATTTATAGCATCTTGAAAATTACCAGAATCTTTATAACTTTGAGCAGCATAGAATGCAGAACGACTATTTAACCCATCTTCATCAATATATAATGTATCAAAAAACTGTTTTTGTAGTTTCACTGCTTCTTTTATATATTTTTCGGGGTCATTTTGTCTTGCACCTCTTAATTCATTATCTACATATATATTTCCAGTAACAAAAAGATTAGATGTTGTATATTCTTTTTTATCAAGACAAATTATAATATTATGACAGACGCCAGCATATTTCCATCTAATACGATTATTATATAAACTACTTGTTAAAAATTCATTACCGCTTCTAATATATTTAAAATTATATTTATCATAATGATTGCCAATTAACATATTTTTATCAAAATCACCTTTTAACTGATCATCTGCATCTAGATGTAATAGATAATCTGTTTTATTGTAAATACGTTGAAACATTAATGTTTTATTATATCCAAAATCTTGCCATTCATCATGAAATAATTCACCAGGGATATTTTTCTCTCGAAAAAACTCTGTGACTACCTCACAAGTATTGTCAGTAGAACCGGTATCACAAACAATCCAATAATCTATATGTTTATACACACTTTCTAAGGTTTCACGTATACAATGTGCCTCATTCTTACACATAGTAATAAATGCTATTGTAGGTTCTTTACAATTAATACTGGTATTAGTAATTGAACTATTAACAGTTGGTATCTCAAAATTCATATTATAAAATATAATAATTTGTTTTTATTATATTTTATATTTAATTTATTTATTTTATTATAATATGTTAGTATGTATGCGTATTATCTGAAAAATAAATTATATAAGATTTAGTTTGTAAAATTTTTTAATTGTAATGTGCATAATTATATATAGCCTGTTCTGTACCTCTTTCTGAAAAATGTCTTATAAAAATCCAATATTTTTGTTTGTTTGTGTTGGTTGAATTTTATAAAATTGTTTTACCCTATTGAAGAATTAAAATGGGACAAAAATTAACATTTTTGTATAGCCAATTGATAATTATTATGAATCAATATGTATTGACCTTTCCATTTTTCTAAAAAAGTATCCATAGTATTTTTAATTTGAATACCATCTCCTCCTCGATAATCATCCATCCACATTATACCATTTTTTTCTAAAATATTAAAAGAATTTTCCATGTCCCTTTTTATAAAATCAGGTTTATGACAACCATCAATATATATAAAGTTATATGTTAGATTATTATTTTGAAAAAAATTGTCTGATGTAATCTTATGTATTGTTATTTTATTAGAATTTTTACAATTTGAAATATTAAAATCAAAATTAGTTTCTTCATTATTCTGTAAATAACGACCATGGTCATTATTATTAATAGTTAAAAATGGATCTACACAAGTTAAGGTTGAATTTGGATTATCAAGAAAGTTATCAGCAAAAAATACACTAGATAAACCTTCAAAACAACCAATTTCTAATATTTTATTTTCTTTTGATTTATCCAAAAATTTAAATAAATATATTTTTATTTCGCTATCTAAAAACCAACATTGGGAATATTTATAATTATTGATATTATAAACATCATAAAGATGATAATCGGGTGGTAAATTATCATTGTCTTCAATTGGTATATTTATTATACTTACAGGTCTATCAAATAAGTCTTTACCATTTTTTATTCGTTCTTGTATTTTTTTTTTATCAATAAATTCTAGTTTATTGTATTCTTGATGACTAAAATTTTCAATCTTATTCCTAATAAAATTTACATCTCCAAAATAACTTAAATGCCACCCACCATTTTTAATAATTTGAAAAGACATATTTTGTCTTATTTGTTCACAAGATAATCCTAATTCTTTGTAATTTTTATAAGATATTATTTTTGATAATCTCGATTGATGATCCAGCTTAGATTCCAAATTAAAATAGTAAAAATCCATTTCAATTATATTAATATCTACTATAATCTCATTATTTTTGATTTGTTGTAATATTTTAGGATTTGGTATTTCATCTAAGTCTGTAATAGTAATAACATCATTATTTTGTAAAGATAATTTATCTAATCCTCTTGAAATACAATTACGCTGAAATACTTCATTTATCCATTGTTGATTTTTTTCAAAATTTATATTGGGATATTTATGGGGAAAATCATCTACAATTATATGTATAATTTTATGATTAAATTTTTCAAATAATTGTTTATTTTCTTGATAAAATAATGGTTTTTCTTTACCAACAAAAGTATGGTTAGATTCAACTATAACAAAAAAGTCCACAA